TTGATGCCAAAGCTACAGTATCGCTTTAGAGTGTCACTACAGAACTTCGGAGTGTCAACACCGACGACAGAATTAACCAAGCAGGTTATGGATGTATCCAGACCGCAGGTTGCTTTCGAATCGATTGAGATTCCAGTTTATAACTCCAAAGCATACCTAGCAGGCAAACACACATGGTCACCGATAACACTAAACTTACGTGAAGATGTTAATAACAACGTTCAAAAGTTAGTGGGTGAGCAGTTACAGAAACAATTTGATTTCTTTGAACAGTCAAGTGCAGCATCAGGACAAGATTATAAATTTACAACACGTATTGAAATCTTAGACGGTGGTAACGGTGCTAACACACCAAACGTGCTTGAAACATTTGAGCTTTATGGTTGCTTTGTAACAAATGCTAACTACAACGAATTAGCATATGCTAATAACGAGCCAATGAGAGTTACATTAGAAATCCAATACGATAATGCTATCCAAACACCACAAGGTACTGGTATTGGTACAGCTATCGGACGTACAGTTAACACTCTAGTAACTGGCGGCGGCGTATAAACTAAGCTGACATTAAATTTAAAAGGGGGCTTAGGCTCCCTTTTTTATTATCTACCCTTATAATTAGATAAGATAAATATTTGTATGACAAGTAAATTCAATGGCTTCTTAGATAACATAGCATCGGGTGTTTTAGGACCTAAAGGTAACATGGCCGATTGGCAACATGCTAATCGTTTGTTTGTTACTGATAACCAACGACTTGCTCCTAAATTTAAACATCTATATCATTGCTATTTCACATTAGATCCTAAAGCTAGTTCAGTTTTACCAGATTTAAAAAACAAGCATGAGCTTGAAATAGGAATGCTGGTTAAGAGTGCAGACTTACCTAAATTTTCACTTGATGTGGAAACAAAAAAGAAATACAACAGAGTAAAAAATGTTCCTGTAGCAATACAGTACAACCCTGTTACAATAACATTTCATGATGATAATTACGGTGTTACTACTGCTCTACTAGAAGCATACTATAGATATATGTTTGCTGACGGAAACTATGGTGGCGATCCGGGTGCTTATAATAAAGCAGGAGCAGGCGATAACACATACAAAGGTTCAGGAGCGAACCAATACAAATTTGGTTTAGATAATAATCAATCTGTTCCGTTTTTCCAAAATATACAGATTAGCCAGATGAGTAGAAAAAGTTACACAACTTATACGCTTGTCAATCCAATCATTACTAATTGGGAACACGACACTGTAGATAGTTCAGACGGTGCTACAGCAACAAACACTATCACGGTAATGTACGAAGCAGTTCATTATTCAAGAGGTGACATTACAGCAGGCAGAGATGGCGATCCTAAAGGTTTTGGAGCAGTTGAACACTACGATACTACACCAAGTCCTATTACATTAGAAGGCGGCGGCACATTAGGTATAGATGGTATATTTGGTAGTGCTATAGATTTGTATGACTATATTACTAAAGGCAAAAATTTTAATAATCCGTTGCAAGCAGGTATAGCAGCAGTTAATTTAATACAAAATACTAGAAACCTTAGTAAAGAAGGTTTAAGAGAACAAGGCTTTAGATTGCTTACAGGTGCAATTGGTGCAGCAGCAGGAATAGATGTAAGCGGTGTTGCTCAAACTTTCTTTCCAAAAAATGGTGGCACAGGCGGCGCAAAGGATTTGTTAGTTGCTACAGCAGCAGTTGCAGGATTAAGTGCCGTTGCAAATGCAGTAAAAAACCCAAGCACTCCAGCAGAGGTAGAATCAGCTAAATTTAATTTATTCAAAAGTCAATATCAATCAAACGGCGGCGCTGGCGGAATAAATGAAATGAAAGCAGCGTATAATGCACTAGGTCCAAATGACCAACGTGATTTATCACAAGCAGTAACAGGAACGTAATATGAGTAGCTTACCCGCAATACCAATTAAAAAAGGCAGTGATAAAGATGTCAACAAAGTTTTTGACAAGTATTTTACAAAAGAACTAGCATTTGCAAGCAATGAAGTAGATGCAGTTGTTACTTTCTTTGAAAAAAGAGGGTTTGACAAATCAGCAGCAATAGCAGTAGCAAGCGTTCTATTACAACAATCAAAAATTGACGATATTAAAGTTTTTAAGGTACTAGATACTTTGAAAGGTTTAGACGAAGTACAAATAAGTGCTGTTGTAGCAGAAATTATTAATTACAATAGACCTAAATCAAGTACAGTAGGTTACCGCAGAACCGAATCTGTAGAAAAGACTGAACGCCGTAACATAAAGGTATAAGTTATGGCCCGTTTTGCACAGGGAAAATATACTTGTAAAAATCCCGCAAAATATATAGGTACAAAAAGTCCAACATATAGATCAAGTTGGGAATTTGCATTTATGCGTTTTTGTGATGAACATCCGAGTGTAGTAAACTGGGCAAGTGAAGCAATACAAATACCATATAGAAATCCACTTACTGGCAAATACACAATATATGTGCCTGATTTTTTCATAACATACAGTAATGCAGCAGGAAAACAAAAGGTTGAGCTAATTGAAGTTAAGCCTGCTAATCAAACATTAAAAGAAAAATTAGGTCGTAACAGAGCCAATCAAGCTCATTGGGTTATAAACCAAGCAAAATGGGAAGCAGCTAGAGCGTGGTGCAAACAAAAAGGTATTTTCTTTAGAGTAATTAATGAAGGAGATATTTTCCATAACGGCAAACGACGATAAATATAATAGCATATAATGGAAATTATCATGACAAAGAAACTAGAAGAATTATTAAACTTACCAGAATCTAAAGAAGTTATTAAAGCAGCAGAAGTTCAAGAAAAAGAACAGCGTGTTCATGACATACAGCGTGAACAAGAAACTCTGCGTGACATAGCTGAATTTGATAAAATTACCGCAGCATTGCCTCAAGTAAAAGGACTAGGCGAATTAGCTGATACTGAGTTAAATGACATAGCAGACAGAGCATTACAAAGTTACGAAGATCTTATGGATCTTGGCATGAATGTAGAAAGTCGTTACAGCGGTAGAGTTTTTGAAGTTGCAGGTAGTATGTTAAAAACTAGCTTAGATGCTAAAGTAGCTAAACTAGATAAAAAACTTAAGATGGTAGAATTACAACTCAAAAAAGAAAAACAAGACAAAGATTCTGGTGATGATGGCGGCATAGTCAACGGCGAAGGCTATGTAGTTACTGACCGCAATAGTTTACTAGAACGCCTTAAAGGTCTTGATAAAGATAAATAATACATAAGATAGGAATTGCGCAATGAAATCTTTACGAGAATATTTGACAGAGTCAACAAAGACTTATAAATTTAAAATACGTGTTGCAGGTGAAGTACCTGAACATTTTCCAGACATGATGGAACGTGCTTTAGGCAAGTACGATCTAGTTGGTTTATCTAGTGGTAAAAAGACACCAATTACAGAAAAACCATTAGACTTTCCTCAACTACAAAACATGGAAGTAACCCATTGGGAAGCTGAAGTAAAATATCCTACAACAAGTCATGTACTAGAACAATACCTGGTACACAGTTGCACAGTTCCACACAGCCATATTATTGTTAGAGGTGAGTTTGATCCAATTGAAGCGCAACAACAAGATCAAAAAGAAACACCATACGAAGCACTATTGGGCCAAGAAGATCTAGGCGGCGAAAGTGCCCAAAAAGAAGCTGGGCAAAACCGTGTAATGGATTTACTTAAAGAATTAGAAACAGCTCGTAAAGAAAGAGAAATTGATCCAATTGCAGAAATTAAACCTGGTGATTCTACTAAAATAGATACATCAGAAAACACAAAAAGCGCAATAGGGAGTTAATTATGAATGAACTAGAACGCTTAAGACAAATAGAAAAACAATCCATCGCAGAAGGTCTATTAGATGACCTAAAAGCATTACTTGGTAAAGTAGGCATAGGCCAATCAGATGCTGACAAAATTGCAGCAGATGCAGAAAAAGCTGCAAAAGCAGCAGGCGCAGCAGAAGAAGAAGTAATGAGTCAAGATGTAAAGCCTAGCAAAGAATGGGCAATTATGCCTAACGGTAAGCGTGGTAACTTTAACATTGATAGATCACTTCCATATGTTGATACTGTAAAAAACGGTAAAAAAGAACGTACATATGCTGACAAAGCTGCACTACAAAAAATGTTTGGTCAAGATGCACAAATTCAAGGTATAACAGACACGGGTGCAGGTGCAGATCAGGCAACAGGTGATGTAGGTGCCGATGGAATGACAAATGCTGAAAGAGATTCAGGTGCAGGAGTAGGACTAGACGCTTTTGGCGGATCAGGTGAACAACAAGCAGCAGCCGCAGCAGGTCCAGATGATGGCACTAGAGGTGGACAACAACCCAATGCTCCAACTGATCAGAAAAAGAATGTAGAAACTAAATTAAAAAGATACAAAGAATTATTAGACAAGGCTGCAAAAGCAGCTAAACAAGGTAACAGTTCAAAAGCAGATCAAGCTGCTCCATCACAAACAATGATGGCAAGTACAGACTTTAGACATCTTATTGCTATTGTTGAATCAGCAATGTTAAACGAAAACCTATCAGACGCTGAAATGAAAGAGCTTGATGCATTGCACAACGAGCTTAAAGGTATGGTAGGTATTGATCAAAATTTAGATAATCTTATTGTAGACCAACTTAATCGTTATTTAAAATATAAGCAGTCTTTAGAAAAAGGCGCAAGTACAAACCAAGCCAAAGAAAAACCACAAAAGCAAGGTCAAGCAGCACCACAAGCAAATAGTCCACAAAACAACATGGGCTATGGCAATGACCCACAAGGTGAATTTGGCAGTGGCCAATCACAGGGTTTACAACCAAATAGTCCACAAAACAACATGGGCTATGGCAATGACCCACAGGGCGAGTTTGGTAGTGGCCAATCACAGGGTTTACAACCAAATAGTCCACAAAACAACATGGGTTATGGCAACGATCCACAAGGCGAGTTTGGTAGCGGCCAGTCACAAGGTTTCCAGGCAAATAGTCCACAAAACAACATGGGTTATGGCAACGATCCACAAGGTGAATTTGGCAGTGGTCAACCAGCACAGCAACAACCAGCACAGCAACAACCAGCTGCACAATCAGCAG